GGATAACAAGGTCAGGATTCCCCTCTACGGGCCGCAGTACGTTTTTGTTCCGAAGGAGCGTTCCAAGTGAAAAGACAAGCAGGCACAAAATCCGGGAACAAGTTCCAAGGGACAGCTCCACACGCTGGAACCCTGGCCGGAACACCCCATGGGAACGGCGGAAGCCCCATAAGCGGCAAGGAAAACCGGCTTCCTTGTTCCTGTGTTCCTAACATTTCTTATATATCGAAAGATGTAAGAAATAGAGGTCATCAGCACGCGAAACACGCATATACGCGCGTAAAGGGATTTTTCGGTTCCTGGAACACAGGAGGTCAATATGCGTGAGAAAACCATTGAAGCGAAACTGGTGAAAGC